CAAACGCAAGTGTCCCTGCAACAACAGCCCATACTGGTTGGCCTTTGAGGTACTTTTTATGGATAAAGAAACCTACCGCAAAGGCGAACAAAGTCGTCACAAGACTTGCCGCGTTCATGCTACTTTTCTCTTACAATATTTTCTACTCCTGCTGAATCGCCACCTTGCCCTTGAAGATATCCTCCAGAGTCACCATAAACACCTCATCCTCACCCTCGCAACTGGTCAGCTCCCATCCCTCACCCTCGACAAACTCAGTCACGACGCACTCGACGAAACGAATGCTCTTGTTCTGCTTCCCCTTGGACTTCAGGGACAGAGTGACCTTGCGACCGACCAGAGACTCGAACCAGTCCTCATACGTCTCCAGCTCGTCAGCAATCTGATCGCGCTCCTTTGCCAGCTCGAGAACAGCCTCAATCGCATCCATCTTGTACCAAAAATATGTCTGCCCTTTTTAAGTCAGGATGAGTCTCTTCGACATTGGTGCTCTTTCTGTCGCCGAGATTATTGGCGACTTTGGATTCAAAGCGTTTGCACGAGGAGGGGGCGCCGCCTCTTTTACACAAGGAACAGTGGGGTACATTGCCGTCATATACTTTCTGATTCGTTCTTTACGCGTGGGAAATGTCCTGTACGTGAATGGGATGTGGGATGGCGTGTCCGCAGTGCTCGAGTCTATAGCAGCCTATTTCCTGTTTGGGGAACGTTTGACGAATCCTGTTCAGTATGTGGGACTCATAGTGGTTATAGCAGGGATATTCATGTTACACGCCCCAGATGGGGCTATTCCTTACAACTGAAGGCGTGTGTTTACAAGAGTAAACACACACTCAGAGTACACCACTCGTCTTCGGCCGCTCTCCGTCTCGACCCACACCGCGCGCTCTTCACCGTGGTCGGGTACCGCGTGACCCACTCCTTCTGAGGCTCGTCATCCCATACGTGCTTCCCCACCTCCCTGTCCGAGTAGTAGTCGCCGTAGTAAAACACATCCTCGATATCATTCGGGTGCGCATCATGCCACTTGAGGAACCTGTACGTCTTTTCGATATCGATAAAGTCCTCGATGACGTCTCTGAATATCCGGGAACGCCACCGCAGTGGGAACTGCTCTGCGAAATCCTGAGCCTCCTCAAACGCCTCGTCAAGAGCTTTGCTAAACACCTCAGCACACTTGTTCTCGTAGGCCTCCTCGTTCCACTCGTCCCTGACCTTGTGGAACCCTGACCAGTAGACTGGGGCGCGGCACATGGGGCAGGCCGACCCGTTTGCCCCTTTCAAGTACCAGCTCTTGATACATCCTTTGCAGAAAACGTGACCGCAGCACAGTTTCTGGAAGGGACCGGACTCGGCGTAGCAGACGGCGCATTCACAAGCCATGGTCTCTTATGAGTTGGTGAGACTTTTGGTTGTCTGGTTCGTGGGGTGGACAGGACGTGATTTTTTTGTTAAAGACTCTGTGCCTAGAGTAAGCAAGTATGTCTTCACTCGTCGTTCCTCCGACGCGACCTGTTGGGTTCCCTAAAACGCGACGAGGTGGAAAGCACTATTGGACGATTCATACGCACCAGAACCACGCATTTTCAGTCAAGGTCAGTGAAAATGTCCCAACTGCTATTCTCGGGTTCAAGGATCCAGAGGATGCGGTCGTCGTTGGAAAGATGCTTGAGACGCATTATATGATTGAAAAGGAGTGGCCTGCGACGTTTGGCCAGATCCACCTTCCCGAGCCGCGAAGTGACGTGGCCTTGTTTCACCTATTTTTCCGTAAATGGGACTTTGAGGATCTCAAGGTCACATGTACAAAGAACTTTTTGAATATGGTTGCGATCGACGATATCGAGAATACCAAGAAAGGGTTTGAATTTAATGGCAAAATGTTTGCATTTGAAGCACCTGTCGAGTTTTATGTTGAACGTCTTGCCGAGTTGTATCAGATGCCTAGTTCTGAGCCTTCGGAATAAACGCCTTACCCTTGAGCACCGCCTTTGCATACACGGCAAAGAGACAAAAGTGTATATGAGGCCAGTCAAGCGCATCCTGAGCATCAAGCTTGATTTTCATCGGGTTCTTATTCGTCTCGGCAACGATATCCCCGGGCTTATCTACGCTCATCGTCTCTGCAAAATCAACCATTTTCGAAAGCCATTTAACGTGCTCTTCCGAATCTGGCCGAAACTCCTTGATAAACTTCGAGGTGATAGACATTTTAAAGTATCAGATCTATTCTTTTTAAGCTGCAAGCGCACACGCCCCACAATACCCGTCTGCTTTGCGGAAAAACATGAGCCACACCGCCAAGAGAATAAGCGCGTACAAAATCAGATTCTGTGTTTTCATTTAGTACTAATGAATATTAGTTTTCGTCTTCCTCATCTTCGTCGTTTTCTTCGTCGGATTCCATATCATATTCTTCCTCTTCCTCGTTAAGATCCTCTTCTGAAGAGAAGAGGTCGGACTCTTCATCTTCATCTTCATCTTCGTCCTCGTCTGAAGGCACATAGTCGTCGTCAGAATCAACCTTTATAAACCCATCTTCAAGTGGAACAAACCCAACATCACACTCGTCACACGTTTTGAGGTATTCGGCTATAGACTCGTCATCAACCTCATATGTATCCTCCTCGTATCGCCAAATTTTATCATCAGATTCGGACAGGTACCTGATGGTGAAAATGACCCCATTCTCCTCAACAATCTTTGCAAGGAGCGGAACTGGCTTACGGGAACCAACATCTGTCCAGACGCGGACGAGGCTCCCGGGGAATGCAAGTGAAGACATCTGTTTATGTCTGCCTTAAATGTTTTTATCTAGATTTTACGCGTTTAACGAGGGGTCATGGACCGGAGCATAGCATCGATCATAGCACCCTGACCAGCCTTGGCGCGGGCGGGGCGGCCACGGCGGGGCATGATGCGCATACCGGCCAGACCCATACGGGGACCGGGGCTCACCAGGTGCTTCCGGGGACGGCCGGGGCCACGGCGAGCCATGGGGCTGAACATCGCAACCAACGCACCGGCCTTGACACCGGCGTAGGCACCGCGCTTCTTGCCGGCATTGGAGCGACGGCGACGGGTCGCCTTGGGGCGGATCGCGGTGGGCACGCGCGCCTTGGAGTTGGTCAGGGTACGCACGGTACCACCTGGGCTCTTGACGTACGCAGCCTTGGGGTTGTACGCCATACCCTTGTCAGTCTTGACGACGTACTTGCCATCTGCAGTCATCATAATGACTCTGTGTTTTTTGTTGAGAAATTTCGTAGGAGCCTTGGGGACGGCGGGACGACCACGAGGAGCCATTGGAGTTGGTACTATTACACGAGAAAATGTTGGGGGTGCGGCGTTTCTAAGTCAAATAAAAATATTGAGTAGTCATAGGTTAGTGCAATGAAAGGGACGGTGTATTGTATAGAGAATCTAGAAACTGGGAAGAAGTATATAGGTCAGACGACACGGGAACTTCATGAGAGATGGCGTGAACATTGTGGGAACAGTGGAACGTCCGTGAGCCCGAAGCTCAAAAACTCTATTAAAAAATATGGCAAAGACTATTTCTGCATGGAACCTCTATGGGAAGGTGAATGTTCACAGGCCGAGTTGGATACAAAGGAAATAGAGCTCATAGAAACTCTGAGGACGCTCCACCCGAACGGATACAACTTGACAAAGGGGGGTTCAGGAGGGCGGCATTCGGATGAGACGAAGAAACTGTTGTCTCAAAAATCAAAGGACATGTGGGTGAACAAGAGGGAAGCAATGCTGACTGTACGTAGACAACAGTGGACACCGGAAAGACGGGAAAAACTGTCTATTACACTGAAACAGGGATATGTTGATCACCCCGAGCGTCGCGAACGTGTGAAGCGTCGAAATTCACCCCTTCCACCTGTGACCACACGCAAGACAGCAGAAGAAAGTCGTCTGGATACGGAGTCAGATACACGGTCAAAAACACATATACAATAAGCATTATACGCACCATAGGTTCATCTGCTGAGCGAGTTTGCGCCTGCGTGTAAGTGACTTTATTCTTGCCACAACGCCTGCATTTAAACATGCCCTCATATGCAGCATCCATTGCCGCTTGAGCCTGTTCCTTGGCGAGCTCCTTGGCGCGCATTCTGAACATGGAAGCTGCCCACGGTCCCTCGGGCCACAGAACCTCTGCCGGATACTTAGCCAAGTTCTTCACGTCAAGCTCCTTTACCACGAGTCTATGTGCCAACTGATTCGCAAGACCAAGCTTGACCTGAACGCGGTCACCCACAACCTCTGTCGTCAAGGAGACATAGTTTGGCCGCTTGAGCTCGGCCGTGAGCCAACCAACCTTGTTTTTGTAAATCTTGCGGAACCGTGGGTTTTCCCATGATGCATCTTGATTTGTCCGACGGGCTGTTTGAACTGCCCAATTCAGCGTACTGATTTCCGCGTTTCGCGATATCGCGCCTGGACCGATCAGGGTCGCAAACACCTGACGCGTGTACTCGCGCAAAGGGTGGTTCATTCGGGCCAAGTACGCAGTACTTGTGACGCCCCTTTTTTGTTTAAGCTTCACATAGGCCCTGAACCCTTGGCATGGACAGGACGCGTTTTTTAGGGGGACCCTGTCCCGCGGGGCGGAGCCCCTCCTCACGTTTTTTTAGGGGGACCCGTCCACGTTTTTTAAAGAGGTTACTCATTATTTCACCATGTATCCAAAGGTTGCGTGTACAGCGCACCGCAGGGACTTGACGTTCAATACGTGTCAAAGATGTGCTGAACGTAATTTACTTCGCGAATTAATGCTTGAGGCTGGACGTCAGGGGGTTCACTCCTGGTGTCTGGCCCGGTGGATTCATAGAAAGTATGGAGACCTTATTGTTGTGAGACAACTTGAAAACGGGTCTTTAGGAACGTCTCTTCCATGTATCGTGTGTCGCAAAGTTCTTGATCGAATGGCTATTCAATGGAGGGCCCATATAGGACCAAAGTGGGTCCGAAGTACAGACCCGGACGTTCCTTCGTCCCGACCGACACACAGACAACGTCAGACGTGGAAAAATTCTTAGTCTCAAGTAATGGAGTCTATATGGAGTGTGCTCCTCGGTCTCTTATTTGCTTGGGCTATTCTCATGTATGTCCCAGTACGGACCAAGGTTTCTTATTATACATTGAATCCGTGGCCACTTGAAATGGACGATTCGAACTTGGCTATTATTGGCGTGGGTCTTGCATCGCCCAAACCCAAGCCGAGCGTGATGGACGCTACACCTACACCTGCAGCAATGCCCGTGATGGTGTCTATGAGTCCTGCACCCATGAGTAAAGCGCCAATGGCACCTGCACCGATGGCACCTGTGATGTCTCAGAGTCCCGTGCCAGTTCCTATGATTTCTCCGAGTTCTGTAGCCGCGTCTTCGAGTGCAATTTCTATTACACGGGGGCCTGCTCCTTCCGCTTAAGTCCAAGAGCGTTTTCAAGTTTAGACGTTGCGCGACTCAGGGGCTTTGTACGTTTCAGACGGAGCGTGTCAGTTTCTGTTGAGGAATTCTCAATCGCCTTGAGTTTTCCTGAATTTTGAACCTGAATTGGTGCACTTCCTGTTTTGGTATTTTGTGGTCCTCCATTCGTACACGTCGTTGCAAAGTACAGTTTTTCAAATGGGTAGTGGATCCGTGGAGGTTCAATCTGGTCTCCATATGTCCGAAATTCTTCGATGGTCATAGATCCGCCAAAACACTTGAGTGCTTCCCGTTTGGGTGCTGGCCACGTGGACGTGTATTTTCCAATAGAACGTCTTTTAAACATTGCAAGGAACGACTGAATCTCACCGGACCGCGACGTCCCCATATCGAGAGCATATGCTTTGGCACACGCCCATGAACAAAAGTTTCCTATGCACGAGAAACGATCTAATTTTGTTTCATATTTGATGGGGAGGTGGATCGGGGGATCTATGGGGAGTGCGTGGACACACCACCAGCAAACCAGACCAGCTGGACTCTGTCCAGCTGTTTCCCCAGAACTCATTAAACTTAAAAAACTAAAAATCTTTAATAACAGATGCTTTTGTCAATTGATTGTGGAATTAAGAATCTTGCCATGTGTTTGATTGATCCCTCGACAAAAAAGATTCACAAATGGGATGTCTCTGGCGTACCACCCAAACACGCCGATGGTATCTTTCCGTGTATGGTCAAACACTTGAACGCCAAACCCTGGGTCCTCGAAGCCAAGACGGTGATCATAGAAAAACAGCCAGACCGGAACCGTGGTATGAAAGGTATCGAGAATCTGTTGCACACGTACTTTTTAGTCAAGGAAAAAGACGTTGTGATATGGGACGCGCGTCACAAGATTCCAGATCACGCGGGAGCAGGTAAGGCCATGTATGCAAAGCGCAAGAAGGCTTCTATCGAACGGGCACGGACGTTTATTTCAAAGGAAAATGAAAACTGGGTCAAGTTTTTTGACGATCACAAAAAGAAAGACGACCTCGCGGACACGGTCATGCAAGCCCTTTCGTTTATTGAGAAACGCCCTACAGATGAGAGCCCAAAGAAGGAGAAGAAAGCGGTGCCCCGTAAGCCCACGGACAACCAGACGCGTACAAAGTACTCAAAGGCGAATCTTGCTTACATCGTAAAAACGGGAGGTAAACAGGATGCGCGGTTCAAAAAGGACCTCGCACGGTACTATTCTTCAATTGACGAATTAAAATCTGAGTTTAACTTATAATGGAACCTGGGACGAAACAGGCGGGTATAGCAGTTACCGGATTATTTTTACTTATTTTATGCTGCTTATGTCTCTCATACTTTGTCAGTCAGGTTCAATCTTCAATGAGCCAGAACTCTACACCGCCTTCACCTCCGACAGGTGGGTCTCCAGCATCCCGTCAATGTGCACAGTCACCAGCGGCCGTGTTTCCCTCACCAAGTCCGTCAAGTTTCACAATCACAGCACCTACAGGCTCTACTATTAGTTCTATAGATTACGCAAACTTTGGAAACGCTACAGGGCTTTGCGGTGCGTACACGGATGGCTCTTGTTCTTTGTACCCAGACTCGAGCGTTATGACACTTATTCGATCGGCTTGTCTAAACAATAGCACATGTACCGTTCCACTTTCAACACAGACGTTCGGAACTCTCGGAACAAACATTGATCAATCGTGTAGTAACCCAACGTATCTCACCGTTCAATATAGCACGTCGTCACCAGCTCCCGCTCCTGCCCCTTCACCATCGTCAAGTTAAATGAGCATTAACTTCTGGTGACCCACGCGACACTTGGTGTCCACGTGAATGGTGTGACCAGCTGCTTGGAGGGCGCGGCAAAACGCCACGTCCTCGGAGTTCATATCCACGAGGGGACCCGTTGAGGAATCAACTCCGTTGATTCGCTGCAAGTCTGAATGGAACCACGGGTACTTGAGCGTCTCAACAACACCTTTGCGAATCATCATCCAGCCCATTCCGGTATATGCCACTGGAAGATACTGAGCCGTCCCGACAATGTCATCAGGACGCATAAACTTGAACGTCCCATTCTTCAAAAAAAAGTCCTCGTTCCACTCCTTGACGGTCGCAAAGTGCTGGAGATCCTCCATCATGTACATTCCGGCCGTCACGTCATGGGGACTTTCGAGCAGATTGAAAAAGTCGTCGGGCTTGAACACAATGTCCGAATCGATCCACATCATCACGTCATAGTCCACAGACCCCTGGAACGGCTTCTGGTCCGGTCCCTTGAGTACGTCGCCTCCGAGGCACTTGGCCCGTGCAAAATGAACCACGGAAGAGTACTGTTGAGAAATCATGATCTGGTGTCCACGGCTCGAGGCCTGCATCAGAAGGTCCGACCAGGCGAGCAGAAACTCGCGCGAGTACTGGCGACCAGGCATACAGAAGACAACCTTGACCATTTTTAAAATAAAATGCACGTATTCTTTAGATGGCACTTGGTGTTGTGCTTGTTATATGTGTAATCATATGTTCTTTTTGTTGTCTTCTCGGAGGTGCGTTTGCCGTACCACCCCCGTCCGAAATGCATTCCTATTTTGACGGGTACAAATACATAGCTGCAGGTCGTACGATATACGATCGTGAAAACGCGCCTTCGAATGAAGATGAATCTTTATGTAAAAAAAGTTGCGATATGGATTTTACGTGTAAAGGTTTCAATGCATGGACATCTGGCAAAGGAATATTTGCACAGACATATTGCCTAAAACAAACAAAAGCCGTGAACCCGTGGTTTACAGTTCCTGCATATATAATGGGTCGAAATAACTCAAATATTTTTATCAAGTCATCATAATGAAGACGGCTGTCATCATTGGTCTTTTAGTTGTTGTTCTCGTCCTTCTCGTGTTCAGGGTACAGACGAGTTGGGGGAGTCCCATATCAGGCCCTGCACCGAGTCCTTCGATTGACGGCCCGAAGAATAATCAGCAATGGTACTTTGTAACTAAATCAACGGACCCGTGTCCGCCGGGATACTCCAAACCTGACGCGACAAACAAACCAACCATCTGTAAATTAAATAGTTCGTAATACTAGATGGCCGGGGACGGCGGGAGCATATTTTTGTTGGTCGCGTTCATATGTTGTGCGTTGTCCCTTATAATAGGTCTCATTACGTGGGCAAACGGCGGAAGTCTCCCAGGAGGTCTTACGGCCGCACAGATTTCAAACGCACTTTCAGGAATAAAATTCACACGGGCCGAACAGGAGAATGTCATACAGTACAAAGAAACGACAGGAGCATTTAACTTTGGAAAAGTACTCAATGGAACAACACTTCCTGGAACGGACCTGGGATCAGTTGTCACGGGAAAAACACAGAACGACTGTGATGCTTTGTGTCATTCGACCCAGGGGTGTGTTGGTTACACTATAGACGGGTCGAATTGTCAACTCAAAAACAATGTGACACTTCTTGAATTCAAGGCAAATACAGGGAACTTATATGCCTCGTCTGACATTGGAGGTGTTTTGTACCAGCACTTTCCGTATTCTCGCGTTGAAGATGGGTTGTACCAGAGTCTATGGACGTTCCATGGATCTCTTGCAGATGCCGTATCAAATTGTCATGCAAACAAAACAGCGTGTCAAGGTTTCACGTGGGACGGTACGAACACGGCGGTTATGTACTCGCGCATATTAGCTCTTGATGGATCACAACACCAAACGGGACAGGTGGGCGTGTACACGACTCTGGACAAACTTCCTCAATATGTGAATGTCCCAAATCAAAGTTTTGGAGATGCCCCGACAAATACCGTGACTGAAATATTTCCACGACCGAGTCCGTTCAATCCGAGTACAGATGCAGATTACTTTACGCTTTGGAACTCCGGATGGAGTGCAGGTCCAGATTCTCTTGCACAGAAAAAAGACGGTGTAGGCTATGGTCCAGGTGCAACGGCATCAAGTAATACTATTGTTGTTCAGGACCTCAATAAGTGTATGAACGTGTGCTTATCGAACACTTGGTGTCAATCAATTGTTTTTGATAATTCGACGAAAAGCTGTTATATGCGTCGTGATCAGGTGGCGTGGCCTGCACACGATCTCGATAGACCGACGCAACAGCTGTGTATTCCTGGACAATACTATGACGCAGGTGAAGCCAAAGATGAAACGTGTTCTTGCGGTGTGATTGATAATTCATCGTGTAACACGAACATAATTCACGCACACGATGGTATGAGTGATGGGAACAAGGTGTCATACGCACGTATGAACCCACCTCTCGCGCAGTTCTGTCCGCAGCAGTGTAGTAATGATGTCAACTGCGTCGTTGGATGGTATGACACTTCAAACCAACAATGTAACTTGTACGAGTTCACCCCGACACAGACTCAGACGGGACAATCGACAAAAACAACGACGTGGATGCTTCAGAATTTTCCAGGGTAAATAGTAGATATGGATGCTTTTATGCTCCTGATTATAGCATGTATTGTATGCTGTATACTCGCGGCTCTTGTAGCGGTGTCATATTTTGTACTTACAAAACCACCACCGGCACAGGCGCCTCTTTTGTCCGATGCGCAGGTAAAAGCCCTTATGTCAAAATATAACGATGCAACGTCGTTACCAATACCGTACTCGAACGTTTTAGACTATAGTCTCGGACACACGGGTCACGTGATAACACCTGGTGTTCCGCCAGGGTCTTTGAGTATCCAAGGCTGTAACAATTATTGCAACGGAACAAATGGGTGTCACGGCTTCCAATATAACGCGAGTACACAATCATGTGAACTCTTGAGTAACGTTTCAAACACCTTTTTCACATATGACCAAGGGTGGAACCTTTTTGTCACTGGAACCATGCCAAATAATGCCCTGGGCCAACAAATATCGAACCAGGGATTCAGTGCAGATCCTTCACAAAAGAAAGGACCGATTGTGGGGGCGACGACGTATGATGCATGTGTTCCATATTGCTTTTCAAACGCATCGTCGTGTTCAGGGTTTAGTGTTAGTGGTTCAGGATGTACTCTATTTTCCGACATCTCAGTCCAAGTTCCCGATACAACATCAAACTCGTGGAAAGTTGTTCCCATCACTTTTGGACACGGACTGTCACCCGCCCCGTCACCGACATAATTTTGTTTGCTTGTATTAAATGGGCAATGCACAGTCCCAGGTGGCAAACATCGTGAATAATTCGTGTATGAGTGTCACGAACGATTTTGTATCGAAAAATATTGCGACGACAAGTGCAACAAATATAAATACTCAAACATTTACTCTAAACATCGGTGTTATAGACCACTGTCCCCTAAGTCTTGGACAAACAATTACAGCTCAAACAACGGCTATAGGAACTGTAAACGACCAGCAGACCAATCAGCTTGCGACCCAGCTTCAGTCGCAGCTTACCACTGCTCTTCAACAGTCGACACAGATGGTGAATGATCTCGCTTCTACGACCGGTGGAAACAGTCAGGATACGACGACGAATATTCGAAACACTATTAACCAGTCTATTCAGAACCGCATCACAAGTACGAATATTAACCAAGTTGCTGCGTCTTCTGTAAACACTCAAACAATGACTCTGAACATTGCGGCGTGTCAATACTCACCCATTCAGGCAAATCAGGGTATCATTTCGAACGTCATTGCTCAGAACATTTTGACCCAAATTTCCAATGATATTGCAAATAGCACTGTTATTGCATCCGCTTCGACAAGTGCGTCTCAAAGCACGAGTATGCAGAATCAGGGACTGAGTTCTCTCGTCAAGTCCATCGGAGATGCGCTTTCTAATGTTATTGGCGCGTTCACGGGTCCATATGCGATGGTTGCCATTGCATGTGTCATTCTGTGTTGCTTGTGCTGCGCAGGTCTCGTGTACTTTATGATGAGTCCAGCGGGTCAGGAAGCAGCGAGCAAAGCAGCAAACGTTGGGGCAAATGTTGCAAAATCAAAAGCCGGTGGAATGTAGTATCATGGATGCCGCACATGAACTTATAAATACGTATTTTGACACGAGGCCTTTTGACGTTACCCAGGAAACGTACCGTCGGCGGGGTCTCAGGTGTCTTGATTATTGGTACAATGAACTCAAGTACATCTTGGTCGATTCACTTGAGTTTAATGATGGTCCCGAATATTACATACAAAAGTACGGTGAAACACTCAGAATACGCGATATGGACATCCAAGACCGAACGTATATTTTGAATGCTTTTATAGAACAGCTTGGAATGAATCCACCTATTTTTCCATTTTCACTCAAAAATTTCATTTAACCCCCGGCAAGTGTCATTCGAGCTGCAAGAAGGTTTGCCGATCCTTCACCGCTGTCCCCACCGCTCACTAAGAGGAGAATGATAATACAACATATACAGATGAAGAACACACACCCCCCGATCCCTCCGTACTGTTTCGTAGGGGTGTCGAGACCTATGTTTCCAAGGGCCGGGACGGGAAGTGGAGACCCCGGAGGCGCTCCTGGAGACCCCGGAGGCGCTCCTGGAGACGCTGGAGGCGCTCCCGGAGACCCTGCCGGGGGGTTTATAACTTGACTCTGTGTACATTGTGCATCAATAGGTGAATCTTGTGCCGCACCAACGTTAATATTAATACCACAAATTTGAATGTTCAGTGCAGGACATGTTGACGATTGATACGGAAACGTTTGTTGATTTTGATCAACCGTTTGGGCAAGTGCACATGCTTCTGTGACACACCCAGGTGCATTTCCAAGAGAATTTATAGCCTGTCCTGTAAGATTGGGTGGAAGACTCAAAACTGGTTTTATACGATCGACAAGACCTACGTGCGGTGTGGTTCCTATCTGATATGTTGCACACCCTGGGAACGTGTTCATAGGAGAATCAAAACAATTACTCGTTCCGGTAAACCCAAAATCGGCCGCGTTTATACACGCACACCTATAGTCACTTCTGTGTCCTGTTGTTGATTTCGGATTTGTTGGATCTCCACGGCAATACGTATGAAATAAACTTAGAACTTGGCCCCCTGTATCTTGCCCATTCAAGATTATCGACTTTAATGCATTGAGAACTGCCGGCTGACTCGCCCAAGTCATTGCGGTGTCTGCGAGACATGCGTTTACAAGAGTTGTATTGTACTCTACCTGATTTAAAATTGTTGCACCTGCACTTGTTGTTCCTTGACAACGCGTTGCATTTGCCACGAGTTCTGATGCAGAACGAGATTTACACCATCGTTGTTTAATCAGCAGCTCATCTGAAGAATCGACTCCCTTTCCTGCCATATTGTCCCATTCATGGTCAACATCAAAACCTATGTTTTGAATGATTCCGTCTGTCATGTGACCCACCATTCCGTGATAATTAGGACTATCCATCGTGTAACATTGTCCGCCCGCCGCGCCTCTATCATAATACCCTTCAACATCACACCCTCCGTCATTTCCACACGAATCAAATACAAACTTCCAGCCAAGAGGTACTATATAGCTTGTTGGTCCGTGGTCAGGATACCCTGAACCTTTCGCTGGACCGGCCCATGTGTCGCGGCCCGAAGGGCTTATAGGTCCCGGTTGTGTAAAATCCCATTCCGTGCCTGTGCAACCCCCACCACTAAAAAGTCTCACTTTTGTGCGTCCTTGACCTACTGGAAGAATACTAGGGTCTGACGTGTCCGGGTCCTTTGCCTTGAGCCATGATGTGGACTTTTTTACGTACGTTTGTCTACTATAATCAGTCCCAGACCAGTTCCAATCACGCTTTACAAACCACGCCCCATATCCCTGTGCCTTGTTAAAAGTAAACCCGCCACAATCGTCTCTCTGATTGCATCTCCAAGCTGCAACTTCTGGGCTACACCATCTACAGCCACCTATAACAGTCGTTTGTCGCACATCATTATTATCATAGAAATCGTAGTTTGAAACCTCGTTCTCCGGGTGTTGCCATGATGAGGCCATCTAGTATTAACTGATAAAAATTTCGGGCCTGAGAGAAATATATGAAAGCAATTATTGTCACTCCGTACTACGACTGGGACGGGCGAAAGTACCTCGAGTTAAACATAGAAGATTCTCTCGTTCGTGTCAAAGTTCCTTGGCGGTACGGACGCGTCATGTGTCGTGTTGAAGGTCTCAGGACTGTCCAGGAACTTCAAAAGGGTGACGAGATCGAAGTCACTTTAGAAAAGAAGGTATGGGACGGCTTAGAACATTGGGTCTTGGCTACTGTTAAGACGGATGCTGTGTCGTAACGGTTATCAAATTTTACTTGAAAATTCGACTGATATAAAACGTGAGCTCACTGTAAGACCATTGACGAATGAGTCTGTGGGGATTCCCGCCCCGGCCTTTAAAGTCTTTCGGGTGGTCAAGGGGGTCACGAGCCAGCCTTCGTCCGCCTCGGTTCTGGTCCCACGCTACTACGGCTTGTCCAAGTTCGGGCCGCCCTCCAAAGACGTACGCCATGATTACGTTCGGGCTCCTCACCTTACTTTCGTGGGACGCTTACGAGACGCGACGCGACAGCCAGAAGCTTTCGCGGCCGGTGTCAAAGCCTTTGAAGAGTACGGGGGCGGAGTTCTTTCGCTCGATGCAGGCTTTGGAAAGACGACCGTCTCCTTGGCTCTTTCGGCACACCTAAAGGTCAGAACACTCATTGTCGTCCACAAAGAGTTCTTAGCGAACCAGTGGCGGGACCGGATCCAGGAGTTTTGCCCGGGGGCGACCATTGGCCGTATCCAACAAGGGACGCTCGATACGGACAAGGACTTTGTGATTGCTATGATTCAGACTCTGTGTAGTCGCGGGGAGGACATGATCCCACCAAAGACCTTTGACCAATTTGGACTCCTCATTGTAGATGAGGCACATCATATAGGTGCATCCGCCTTTTCACAGGCTATGTTCCGGTTCTGTCCCAAGTATACGCTTGGATTGACAGCAACTCCTGAACGCAAAGATGGTCTGACCCGCATCTTGTACTGGTTCCTGGGTCCGGAGTTTTTCAGAGTCCAACGAACGGGACAAAAAACGACGAGGGTCGAGTGTGTTCAATTTAAAAGTGAAATGTACAAGGAGGCACCACCCGTGACTCGGTTTGGAAAGATTAACATGGCCGAGATGATCAATATAGTGACTGACATTCCCGAACGAAACACGGTCATATGTAGTCTCGTTCGAGAGGCTCTCAAAGGGACGCGCCGGGTCTTGATCTTGAGTGATCGTCGGACCCATTGCCACTATTTTCATCAAGAATTCGGACCTGAACTCTCTGGTCTATATTATGGCGGACTTGGCGAAGCCGAACTTGCCGAGTCTTCAAAAAAAAGAGTGGTCATAGGGACCTTTGCTATGGCTCAAGAGGGTCTTGATATCCCTGTGTTGGACACGGTCATACTCGCAAGTCCGAAATCTGATATCGTTCAGGCCATAGGTCGAATCATGCGTGAAACGCCAGGGAAACAGAACGATCCTTTGATTTATGATATCGTTGACCATTGGTCTGTGTTTCATGCCATGGCTCGGAAACGTGCAAACGTGTATAGGGCGGCGGGGTTTGAATTCGCACCCAAGTCCGAAGGACTTGTCCTCCCCGAGGAGCCCGACCCTCCCAAAAACGAAGTCTTTGGAAAGGGCAAGTGTCTTTTTTAGACCATTTGTCCTTTAGATGCGAGGTACATTGAAATACCTGCACAGCACAACACGCTAATAACAATACCTGCAATAGCACCTCCGCTGATACCTGCGTCCGAAGGTCCCGAAACTGGAGAAGGTACTGAAACTGGAGAAGGGGAGTTTAGACCAGGATACGCTGATAAAGGGCCCGTTACAGCCATTTTTTTATATGTCTATATTAAAAAAATGAAGACGCAGGATGTGGTGCTCGTCCTTCTCATCGTCCTCATAGTTATTTTACTGGTTCAAAAGGTTGTGTCAACATATACAACAGACGAAACAACGACCTTTACGTCGAACTTTAGATACACGGGTCAAGGTGGCTCTGATACTATTAACGTAATTAATTTTTACCTTGCTTCACTGGCCGGCCAACCCCTGGTACCTATAGTCAATGGAATATTGACCAGTGCCCCTAGTACTGTAGCTCAGCCTCTCGTTCAATACACAAGCGAGTCTCAACTTTCAACCATGTTTGGTAACGCATCGAAAAATGGAGAGTCTGGTCTCACATTTACAGACCGTTACCTCCTTCGGTACTTGACTATACTGTTTATTGGTCTTGTGGACCGTCTTCAAGCTGTTATTGGACAAGTATCATGGGACGCTCAAGGGAAACCAAATTTCGCTGACGAAGTTCTTTCAAAGAATCAGAGCGTTCAGGAAAATATGAAATTTATTTTTGAATTGGTCAAAGCCTCGAATAATGGTGCTCTTACACAAGACACACTGACGAAATTGAACTCGGTTTTACCTTCAAATTTGACCCCATTTGCAAGTGTTCAAGATTATCAGACGAGAGGGTCCGTGCCCCACAACGGCGGCACTCCAGACCCGGCTGTCATATTTATTACAAAATACATCATGGTTGGTCCCGCATACCTTGTCTGGGTCGCTCAAAACTTGTATAAACTTGATCCGAATTTCAAGTGTTTTAATGACGTGACAAGTCCTGCTCTTGTGAGTGTCCCGTCACCTGCCCCGGCTTCACCTGTATAAATTTCTAAACTAAAATTAAATGATGATCACTCCAGGAGCCATCACCAGGCAGGCATATGATAAGCAAGTCAAGATCAATAATGCCATCGAGAAGGACATTATTGATGTTGCAATTGTGAAGCCATGTGCCTGCTTCGGAAGCAAGGAGTACGCTGACGTGTACAAGTCAAGTGTGAATAAGTAAAGAGACCGAGTGCGCAGCACTCGTGATCCCCGAGAGTCCTCTCTTAAAAGAGTCCCTACGGGACTCATTTTCTAAGAGAGTCCATAATCCCCATAACAATGATACCAGCAACGAAAAACATCACTACGTAATTGCACTCTGTGTTATCCGAAGACACCGTCCCTTTTGGAAGCTGAAGCGGTACATACGCTTTTGGCCTGGGTGACCATGTATCTTCGAATGGCGCATATGATAATGCCATTGACCTATTTAGTGTCTATAAAAAATTTTGGAATCTGAAGGACTTGTGACGAAGCTTCGCTGGACTCTGGAAAGGGGGAACATCTTTCAGATGCTCACTTCTAGAGGGACACCTCCTTCTTCCCCTTCTTCGGTCCACGTCTCTTCTTCTCACCCCCGACCTGAACCTCACGCGTATCGGGGTCGCCCTCATCGATGGACACGATATCAGACACGGACTCGACCTCGGTAGACCGCTCTGGACGCGTCATCATTGCAGGCGGTGGCCCCATCATACTCATCAGGGACCCAAAGTCCATACCGGGTCCTCGCATCTCACGCGGACCTGAAGGAGGGCTGGGGAAGGCAGACATTGGAGATGTCTGCCCCTGGCCCTGCTGAGTCCGCTGCACAGCGTCCATCATGTTTTGCATGAGCCCGGGGTTCTGCTTCATCACCTGGGTCACGTTTGGAACAGCCGCCTTGAACATGCTATTCGTCAAATGGAACATCATTGCGGACCCGCCAACCATCATAATCAGCTTCACCTCGGGAGCAACCTGGACCTTCGTCTTATACTTGTTATACAACTCCTCAAAGACGCCATCATAGTCCTCGACATTCTCCATCATGTTCTGGGACCAGCCGTTCAGCTCCAGGTCAAAGGGGTCGAACTTGTCATTCAGGAACTCCAGACCGGTGACGCACGCAATAAGCATACGACGCTGGAACTTGATGGACCGATCCACTTCGATACCATACATCATACGCTTGTACTCCGTCCGAATCTCCTCAACGTCGCTGTAAATTGTTAGGCGAGCGCTGGTTGCAATACCCTTCTTCGACAGACGACTAATCTTGTTCAGGAGATCAGCCTTCTCGTCCTCGATCGTTTTGTACCCATCAGAAGGCACCTGAGCGCCGCCTCCGGGCTGGAACTCACCACTTTCCTCTTGTCCCTCGTAATCGTCTCCCTCCTCCCCGCCGTCAAACTCCTCTGGAGGTGGAACTGGTGGGGCGGTACGCTTCCCAGGGTTCATAAACATATCCAGACCTTCGTCGGGGGAAGGAGTTGGCACACTCGGCCCAGGTGCACGCTTTGCAAACGGGCTTGGACGGGTCGGCTTGGGCTTTATGGGGATCTTCTTCTCAGGAGGAATAATAGAAATCTCATCCAGCATCTTCGCCTCATCGTCGTCCATCTTCATCGTCTGTCCGGCACCCGTGTCAAAAGAAAACTCCATGGTCTAAGACTTTTGAAGAAAAGTGATTGTTCCCTTTAACGCGCCCTGAAAAAAATATAGACTATTCGTAAATGGCGTTCAAGTTTGGAAAGATGCTGGTTCATGCAATCATCATTGGCCTGCTCCTGGCGATCCTGGTCATTCTGGTCCAGGGCAAGGGAAGCTCGTACGAGCCGTCCCCCCTGGTCACGGTTGCCGGTCCCAACGCCAAGGCGGATCCCAAGAGCATCTTTGATCTAAAGGTTGGTCTGGACTGTGTCCCAGGCCCGTCCGAGAAGGCGGCGTACTACACTCAGGGCCTGACCCCCGGTGGTCTGTGCGACTCTGGTGAGTACGTCCGTGACCAGCAGCGCGACTATGCCATCGCAAGCGGTATTGGTGGGTCCCTGCTCGAGGACAAGGACGGTGTCTATATGAATTAAGAGACCAGGGCGGACAGCTCTGCTGCCCGGGCTGTGATACAATTGAGGAGGAGGCTGCGCCTCCCAGAGTCGCTGTGCGACTCTAATAAAACTCTAAACATTAAGTAGAATGAATACGTACCAGCTCCACGTTGATACGGGTTCCTCATCAAATGTCGAGACCTATTCAGGTCAAATTGGACAGGCTTCGGTTTATAAGCAAAACGGGAATCCTTTCCAGTGTACAATTATTCTTGGAAATCGCCACAGGGCGATTCGCACGGCGGCTCTCAAGGATGCTCAAATCCCCGTGGGATTTTATAACGTTCGGGCGCCATACAACACCATTACGCTCAATGGAACGGTATATACAGTCCCTCCAGGGAACTATAACATCACATCACTTATTAACGCTCTGAATTCCCAGATTACAAACGCCGTAGGTACTTTCTCCACAACTTCTACGACAAATCAGGTCTCTTTCACGTCGAATAACGGACAGGTCATTATTGGTGTGACTCCCTTGTCTCTCGGGTATTTCCTTGGGTTCACCAACGGCCAGACCGCCCCCGGTACAACCACATCCGTCACGGGAACCAACAGTTACATCACCAACTTTGATACGTGCTTCTATATTTGGATCCAAAATCTGGGGACGTCCTCCTTGGATGGTCAGCAAATTACATACAAAATTCCAAACAACACGGGCTCGGGCAGTATCATCCAGTACACAGAGGGGAGCGCATGGGAACAGAAGATTGTCGTGACCGACCGATCGAACCGTCTTGACCGTCTCATCATAACAGTCATAGATCGGTTTGGAAACGTGCTCAATAATAACGGAATCGATTGGACGTTTACACTCGAGGTTGAATCCGACACGTAAAAAAATACACTACTAAAGTAATGAACTTGAACGCGACGCAGGGAAGCCCTTACCAGGGTCTCACCCAGACGCGTCCCTATGATTTCGGGACAGACGCTATTGAACGCCAGCGCGTGTCCCTCGGTCAGGCTATGATGGATGCTGATTTCGAGTACGGCCTCCAGGCAACCAAGTGGCAATCCTTTTATGATATTCGCAAAATTCCAACTTTTTTTGAGGTTACAGGAACGGATGCGACCGTCTCGAACGTCGTATCTGATGGTACAGCCCCTTACTCGAACATTACCGTCTATTACAGTAACGCTATTTCTCAGCCCCAGGTTGTTGGTGGCGCAATTTCCATATTTGGCCTTTCGAATCCGACCAAGAATGCTGATCGGGCCGAAGGGTACTATATCGTTACTTCAAACAACGCAACTGCAAATACGGCCAACTATATCGCCAAAGGGTACGTTCCTGCCGGAACCTATGCAAATGTACAGACCAACTTGACATTTTCCAAGCGTGGTGGCATCTACAACAGCGGGACCATGAATCTCCAGTTCTCGAGCCTCAGGACGGATGGCAGTTCGAACATCCAAGTCTTCACGTCCAACGCACACGGCATCCTCCCTGGAACCCCCATGACTCTTCAGACGACTTACCTTACAGCGGCAACTGGTGGATGGACGGCAAACGGCACGTATTTCGTGTGTAACGTGAGCTCGTCGAATACATTCAATATTGTTTCAAATACTCTCACGTTTACATCTCTCTCAGCAGCAACTCCAACGAATACGCAACTGTTTGTGAACCCTTTTGGGTCGACACAACACCGCCCTTATGACGGCGGCGTCCTCCTCTCGACCCTGGCGCCTGCACACGGCTCGACTGTCCTCCGTCAGTCCAAGAAGGCGTTCCGGTACCAGTCTGGTAAAGGTATTCTGTTTTCTTCAGGTACCCTGTTCTGTCCGAACCTTGATATTGCATCCATGAACCTCTACGGTATCACAACGACTCTGACCTCTAACTCGAACGGTCTTACGGGTGTGACCCTCGCCGTGTCCCAGCCTGCCCTCCTTGGTCTGAACCAGAATGTGACCTTTAGCCCAGCAACCACAAACTGTTTCGTCACTGCAAACGTGTCGGCCGTCTCCGGCTCGAACGTAACTTTCGTCTACTCAAACACATTCACAAATTACTTACCAACAACCGTGACTCAAAATGTAGTTTCCACAACTCTCTATACCCCGGCGTCTGTCACTATTCAAATGGCAAACGTTTCCGGGTTCACAACTGGAAGCACGACAGTTGGTTCACTTGGTTCCTTTCAGGTGTCCACCGTAAACTCGGCTTCAGTTATACCCTATACGTACCCGACTGCTCTGCCATCTGCTTTCCCTTTCAATGTAACGCTGGGTAATTTTGGAACATATACCGTATCCTCAAACAACTCTGGTGCAGCTCTTTCGATCAGTCCATCTATTAATGCGACAGTGCCTCAAGGTACTACTGTAACGTATTCAATTTCAAACGTGACAACCGCCACCTCAACATCTTCCGGATCAACAATCGCGCTTCAATACTCCAACACCGTCGGGCTTCCCACGGTGCCTTTCGTTGTGAGTGTAGGGAGCTTCGGAACATTCACAGTTACGTCTGTGACGCCATCAACTTCACTTACCCTGAATCCTTATTCAGGGCCAACTACTGTACCTACAGGAACAACAGTCACGTACACGACCGGTCTTCAATCAACGAATCCCGCGTATGCGAACCTCATTTTTTCTACGTACCCGTATTCAGTTCCACTTGGCACAACTTTTACCCAAGGTTCTGCTTCAAATACATCTATTTCGTCTGCGACGTCCCCCCTGAATTTGTCGGTCGCGAGTACAAATGGTTTTATTCTTAGCGAGACTGTGACTCTGAACCCGACCGTGCCAGCACTGGGTACACTGTCTGTTGTGTCGAACGCATCGACCACACTTGGTCTTGTTTTCTCTGGAACGGCAAATACTGCACAGACAATTGCACAGTACACGACCATTTCCGGAACCCCCGTCGCCATCACAGGAACGGTCCCAATCACTGCAAACATCGCCGGAAGTCAGATATTCAGTAACGGACAGGTTGTTGCTTCGTATCTCGGTCTGAACCTCGGAAACGTCACGATTACAGGAACGCAGACGGTCGCGTCGAATGCACAGGTCAGTCTTGGGTATACAGGCACGTTTCCCCCGAACGGTATCCCGACGGGGACATACGTGACGACCCTCCCACCCGGTTCGAACATTCAGATTGTGACAGACATATCTCACGGTATTCCAACGACTGGTGCAACGGTAACTATCCGGAACGTCGCATCGTCGAATATCAACGGAACGGGTTACACGATCACGGGTGTTATCGACTCGCACACGGTCAACGTTCAGTCTCAGAGTACCATCACAACAACGGCGCTTTCTTATGGTGACCAGCCTCGTTTGGTCGTGACGGGTTGGCACGGCGCATCCGTTCGCGCGGGTATATTCGACGACCCGAACGGCATGTTTTGGGAATATGATGGCCAGAACTTGTACGTTGTTCGCCGCCAGTCCACCTTCCAGTGTGCAGGCTACGTGACCACTAGTCCCGGGTCTCAAACACTCATAGGGTCTCCTTCAGGTTCCACGGGGTCAATATCGACGAGTGCAGTTAACGTGAATCAAGGTGACACGACAGCCATCCTCCTCGGGTCTCCTCACACAATCACACAGTCCATGTACGCGACCATCCCCGGTCTCGGCACGGTCTGGGTCATCGGTGTTCCTGACTATTTCCAGGTACAAATTGGTTTCTTGCCTGCCCAGACGGCCGTGACTATTGGTGCGGGTAGCGTGAACTTTTCCATCCCAACGACCCGGTTCCAGGATCAACTCAAGGTGAATGATCGTTTCACGATCCGTGGTATGACCCACCAGGTGACGTCCATACAGGGTCAGGGTATACTCACGTTCAACCCTCCGTACAGAGGCGCATCGGTTATCGACGCGGCGCATGCTGTTAAAGCCTGTAAGATTAAGGAACTCCGCATCCCCCAGAGCCAGTTTAACCGTGACACTATGGATGGCAAGGGCGCGTCCGGGTACAAAGTGGACCTGTCCCGTATGCAAATGATCGGCATTCAATACACGTGGTACGGTGCTGGTTTCATAGACTTTATGATGCGTGGTCCCGACGGAAACTGGCTCTATGCCCACCGTATCCGAAACAACAACGTGAATGATGAGGCATACATGCGTTCGGGCAACTTGCCTGTACGCTACGAGCTCTCAGTTGAGGGGCGGGCGGCAGTCACAAGTCTCGCCGCGCCCGTGTCGAACATCCTCGGTACATCCGCATCTACGACCCAAAGCACGGACACAATCTACGTGAATGATGCTACGACCTATTTCCCATCATCCGGAACGCTTTTGATTGATAGCGAGCTGGTCAACTACTCGAACGCCACGTCGAACGGCTTCACGGGTCTGACTCGGGCGTATCCTCTGACCTATGTTGTGAACGATACGCCACGTACGTTCACTGGGTCCGCGAACACGAGCCATTACACAGGAACTTCCGTGAACCTCATAAGTTGTTCGGCAACCCCGACCCTGACTCACTGGGGCTCGTCTTTCCTGACGGACGGTCAGTTTGATGTTGAGCGTGGCTACTATTTCAATTATGCAAACACAAATGTTGTTTTGCAAAACTATGTAGGCGGAACAACACCCGGTATGAATTCGAACGCATGCGCCTTTGCGATCCGCCTCGCACCTTCAGTGACCAACGGTCTCTCTGGAGACATTGGTCAAAAAGAGCTTTTGAACCGGGCCCAGCTTTTGCTTCAGAAGCTCGAGGTGACGTCTAATACAAACGTTCAGACGGTCGGGTTCTTGAACCCAACGGGTATCACATTCAACCCCGCCAATTGGGTCAATGTGAACGTCCCCTCAAACGGAACCCAACCAAGCTTTGTTCAGTACTACCCGGGAAATCTCATATCGGGCGTTCCCCAGCCAGGTGAACGCATCTTCTCAACCATCGTTCAGGCAGGAAACCAAAACAATTTGGATCTGAGCGCACTCAAGGAAATGTCCAACTCAGTCATTGGTGGAAACCAAAACTTCCCCGATGGACCAGACACACTTGTTATTTTTGTTCAAAATTTAGGAACTCTCGCGACCGGGTCTACTCAGTCAAACGCAAACGTCCAAGTGAACCTGTTCTGGTCCGAGGCCCAGGCCTAAAAGGCCAGTTGCGCAGGAGGACCTCCGGTCCGACGGGAGCGTAGCTCCCTGAACTGTGATCCCCGCCCGTAGGGCGGGAAATAAGTTCTGCGAACTTACTAGCTATGGACTACGTCGTGTATGTAGACTCCAATAATCGTGATCAAAATTTGTACCCAAATTCAAATTCATATACTCTGTATCTGTCGACTCCTCTTCATAACATTTCGAAAGTTGAGGTCCTTTCGGCCATGTTGCCGAACGTCTTCAGTTCACAGTATCTGACTTTGGATATCCAAGAGCTTCGGTCGACCCAGACCCTTGTTGCTTCGGCTCTTAACACGACCGGAAATAACGTCATTGTCCCCAACTCAAACGCTTTTTCAGGAGCTTTTGCGTTTGTACCCGTCAAGGCGGCCATCTCACTCGCTTCAAATACACAAACCTTTTCAAATACGAGCTTCACGTATAATAACGAATTTTACTCCCAAAATTATAAGATATTCACGGAGTATCCTTCCCGTATCGACAGTATAGATCGATTGACAATTTCATGGAGAAATGCAGGGAACGGGTCTTTGTTTTACGACAATGTTCTCGGGCGGGACCTTGGGCGGAACATGTTTTTGCTTCGTTTCGAGACAATACCAGTCCCCGAAGAGCCGGAGAGACCAGATAGTCTTCCACCACCCGTTCCATGGGACTCTGGTGAAAAGACGAAATTGTATATCATATTTGCAGTTGCTCTCCTTGGTCTTTTGCTTGTGATCTTTGCCCGAAAGTAAATATTAACCTTTACTAGAGATGTGCGATAGCATCGCCAATGGAGGGTACATACCAGCACCGTCTCAGCCGTGCCCTCCAGCAAACGTGATTATCGCATCAAACGTCCTGAACACAAACGGGAACGTCATAGCTGGTAACATCATCAGTCAGGACGGAACCTTTACAGGAAACTTGTACGTTGTCGGACAAATCGTCGGAAACATTATTTACAGTTCGATTAACATCTCAGGTACAGCGAACATAAGCACACTCCAAGCCGGGACGGTCCAAGGTGGTATCTTTTTCGGAAACGGGTCAGGCCTTTCAAACCTGAATGCGTCAAACCTAAGCGGTCCGGCGAGCCTCACAAACCTGTATGTAACAAACTCAGTCACAACGACGAACATTTCGTTCCAGAATGCAATTTTGAGTACAAATTTACCTGTGTTCAACAACGCCCAGGGAACATGGGGTTCGAGTGCAAACGTATCGAAAATCACCGTAGATCAGTACGGTCGCGTCTCAAATGCATCGAACGTTGCCATCACTTCGTCCCAGTGGACGACTATCCATGCAAACGTAGCCTACGGGAACGGTGTTTCCATCGGAACACTAAGTGATCCACCACCGGGTTCGAATCTCTACGTCTTGGGAACGGCAAACGTTACAAGTCTCAACGTCTCGGACACCTTATCTGTCAATGGAGCGTTCATTTCAAATGCAACAAATACTTCGTTCCTTTTTGACACGCTCACAATTCCATACATCAATACTCTGAACATTCTGGCCCAAGGAACCTCGAACATGAACGTTTTGAACGTGACGAGTCTTTTTGCAAATTCAGCAACAGTCTTTGGTCCAATGACACTCAACGTGCTCGGAACATCGAACCTCAATATTGTTCTGGGTCAAGCATACTTTGGAAACGGTGCAGGCCTTTCAAACCTAAACGCCTCGAACCTGTCCTTTGGGGTCATCAATAGCTCTCTCGTCTATGGGAACACACTAAGTAATATCCAATTTTCAAATATCGTTGGCCTTTTACCAAATACAATAAGTAACCTGAACGCTTCAAACCTGACATTTGGGGTCATCAATAGCTCTCTCGTCTACGGAAATACGCTGAGCAATATTCAGTTTTCAAACATAATAGGCCTTTTACCAAACACCATAAGCAACCTGAACGCCTCGAACCTGTCCTTTGGGGTCATCGATAGCTCTCTCGTCTACGGAAACACATTAAGTAATATCCAGTTTTCAAATATCGTCGGCCTTTTACCAAATACAATAAGCAACCTGAACGCCTCAAATCTGACTTTTGGGGTCATCAATAGCTCTCTCGTCTACGGAAACACACTAAGTAATATCCAGTTTTCAAACATAGTAGGCCTTTTACCAAATACCATAAGCAACCTGAACGCCTCGAACTTGGCTTTTGGAGTCATCAATAGTGCACTCATCTACGGAAACACGATCAGTAACATCCAAGTTTCGAACATTACAGGATACGTCACAGGAAACGTTTTGAGTAACCTGAACGCCTCGAACCTGGCGTTTGGTATCGTGAATAGTGCGCTCATCTATGGAAACGCGCTCTCGAACATTACAGGATCAAACGTGACCGGTAACGTTGCACAAGCGACACTAGCACTCGTGGTTTCACAAGCGTCCCAGCCAAACATCACGTCCGTAGGGACCCTTACGAGTCTTTCAGTGTCCGGTACTGTCGCCGCAGGGACTTTTTCGGGATCTGGGTCTGGTCTCACGAACGTTCCCGGCTCGAGCGTCACAGGGGTTGTTGCTTCGGCAACAACGGCCCAGGTCGTGTCCCAAGCATCTCAGCCGAACATAACCTCTGTGGGAACACTCACGAGTCTCTCCGTGATTGGTACTGTATTTGCAGGAACCTTTTCGGGATCTGGGGCGAGTCTCACAAACGTCCCAGCATCGTCTATTGACGGAACGGTCGCAACCGCCCAGTCTGTTGTCACCTCGGCCCAACCGAACATCACTTCCGTAGGGACGCTCACAGGGCTTTCGGTCCAGGGTCTTCTCGTCGCATCAAACGGGTCTGCAATTTCAAACATAAATGCAGCAAATGTGAGTCTCGGGACTCTTTCGACGAGCGTGTTTCCAACAAGCGGAGCAACTGCGGGAACCTACGGGTCCTCTGCAAACGTGTCCCAGGTGACCGTCGATCAGTACGGTCGTGTGACATCAGTTTCGAATGTTGGGTTTATATCCGCGAGTCAGTGGACGACTGTGAACGCAAACGTTGCATATGGTAATGGGGTATCTATAGGAACTCTTAGTAACCCTCCGAACGGGTCGAACCTCTACGTCCTTGGAACGGCCACTTTTACAAACATCGCCGGAAACGGGTCATCAATTTCATCTCTCAATTCATCGAACCTTGTTGGAAACGTGGCAAACGCCACTGTGGCTTTGGTTGTTTCCCAGGCGGCCCAACCGAACATAACCAGCGTTGGGACTTTGACTTCACTGAACGTCTCAGGGACTTCAAACACTGCTACCCTCGTGACTCCAACAGCGAACGTAGGGGCCCTAAATGTAGGGGTGATATCAAACTTGAGCTCACTGACCACCAACCTGATCGCCTCTGTCGCCAACGTGGGAACCTTAAACGTCATATCAATTTCAAATCTAAATTCACTCACTACTAATCTTTTAGCATCCTTGGCAAACGTTACGACCCTGAACGTCGGTTCGGAGTTTGTGTCTCTCTTGACCGCTGGAAACATCTACAGTGCCAACGTCTCGGCGTCCTTGGCAAACGTTGCGACCCTGAACGTCGGTTCGGAGTTTGTGTCTCTCTTGACCGCTGGAAACATCTACAGTGCCAACGCTTTGACAACGACCAATGTAGTGGCATCCTTGGCAAATGTTACGACCCTGAATGTTCTCTCGGTTTCCAACCTGGCAAGTCTGACCACAAACCTGACGGCGGGAAGTTACGTTATAACCCCCCTGGCCAACGTGGGAACTCTGAACGTCGGGGTTATTTCGAATCTGTTCTCACTCACGACCAATCTGATAGCCTCTGTAGCCAACGTGGAGACCCTGAACGTCGGTCAGATCTCCAATCTGTCTTCCCTGACCACCAACCTGATAGCCTCTGTAGCCAATATCGTAACTCTAAACGTCGTACAGATCTCCAATCTGTCCTCACTGACCACAAACCTTGTGGCTACGACTGCGAACGTTGGGACTCTCAATGTTCTCACAATTTCAAACTTAAATTCACTGACCACAAACCTTGTGGCTACGACTGCGAACGTTGGGACCCTCAATGTCATCTCAATTTCAAACCTAAATTCTTTGACCACCAACCTCATAGCTTTAACAGCCAATGTAGGGACTCTGAACGTTCTCTCGGTTGCCAATCTGGCAAGTCTGACCACAAACCTTGTGGCTACGACTGCGAACGTCGGGACCCTCAATGTCAGGGTGATTTCAAACTTGAGTTCACTCACCACCAACCTAATAGCTACAACTGCGAATGTGGGGACCCTCAATGTTCTCACAATTTCAAACCTAAATTCACTGACCACAAACCTCATAGCGACTCGGGCAAATATCACGACCCTCAATGTGACATCACTCGTATCCACAAATGATATATTTGCAGGACCTGTTCGTGTCGGACGGGGTGCAAATCTCGTGTCGACCGATACGGTTCTCGGTGCGAATGTGCTTCTGAACGACCCCGGGGCTTACGACACGGCTATTGGGTACCAGTCCATGCAAAACGCCACCCCATCTGTCGGGTACGATACTGCACTCGGAACAAACACGCTTCAGAGCGACACGGGACCTGGGTACAACGTCGCCATAGGCGCACAAGCCATGATCAGTTCGGCCCCGGCCCAGGGTCAGGACGTTGCCATCGGGTTTTCGAGTATGCAAAGTGATACTGGAGCTGGGTACAATACGGCTGTAGGAACATACTCCATGCAAAACTCCAACCCGGGAAGTGGAAATGACGTTGCCGTCGGGTACTATGCCATGTACAACGACCATGGCCCCGGGTATAACACCGCTCTGGGGGCTGAGGCAATGCAGAGTGCAAACCCATCAGGTGGATATGATGTGGCGGTTGGGTGGCAAGCGCTTCAGAACGACGCGGGAGGGTTCAACACGGCCCTCGGGGCAAACGCCGGCCAGGGAATCACGGGCGGCCAATATAACACGGCACTCGGTGCAGGTGCCGGACCATACTCATCGTCCCTGTACAACACGACCAGTATCGGAGCAAACGCACAACCGACCGTATCAAACGTTGCCGTATTTCCATACGGAATTAACGTCGGTATAAACACGGGCGCACCCGGGTCGAGTCTTGAAATCCAAGGAAACTTGTACGTATCGAACGCTTTGACAACAACCAATGTAGTGGCGAACCGCGCAAACCTCGCAACTCTCAATGTCACAAGTGTCGAGATTGTGAGTAATCTCACAATCTCCTCGAATATTGTACCAAATTCGAGCGGAAATACATATATCCAGGGGAATGTGGTCGTCTCTGGGAACGTCTACACAAGTCTCGGGGAACTTGGGACGGGTGGATCCCTTTTTTTCAGTCTTGGCGCTCCGTATACGCCTTCGTACTTTGTAGGAAGTGTACCCGGGGCCGGAGTCCAAACAAACAAGATCCAGGTGTCTGCTTTTACGAAACAAGGGTCAAGCACATACATCAGAACATCAGCCAATGGGTGTTTCCAGTTTACCCAGACCGGTGTATACAAGGTGAATGCAATTTTCCTTTCAAATTTCAATAACATTTTGGGACTCGGTATTGGGTCGAATGTCATAGACTATGGAACCCGGACAGATCAGACGTACTTGTACTCTTTGATTCCCTTTGTGAGTCAGAACCCTACGGCCGTTCTCGAAGCTCAGTTTTATGTTGCCTCGACCTCTTTGTATTACTATATAGACGCGTTTAGTGTTGACGGAGTGACTCTCCAACCCACGTCGAACGTCAATGGCGGGACATGTATCTCCATTGCACCTTTGGGTGGAGTAGCAGCTGGTTCACAGACCATTACGCTCAGTACTCTTGGAAACACGGTCACAGGACAAGCAACGAATTATGGTGCCCAGATTACAGATTATTATATCGGGTGTTCTGCAGGTATAACCGTGACACTTCCGAACGGAGCAACGCTCACGGCCGGAAAACAGTACGTGATTAAAGATGAGTCTGGTATGGCAGCTGTTAATCACATCACGATTCAACCATACACTGGCAATTTGATCGATGGTCAGACGTCTCTTGTGATGGTCATAAACTACGGAGCTGTGTCCCTGTATTGGTCAGGAACCTGTTGGTCAATCGTTTAATTTTGTTTCAAAATTGAAGAAATGTTTTCAAGAGCGCCCTCGCTTCGCTCGGGCGGGGAATAAGTTCTGCGAGGAGCGGCGGAGCCGCGACGGAAAACTAAAGTTTTCCTTTACTAGAGATGACCTACATCCCAAACCTGACTGGCGTTACTCAGGGAACTAATCCGACCACGGAGGTTCTTGCGAGTAACGGCAATCAGTCCCTGAATATATGTATCAACGATCCACGTACGGCGTTTAACGAGGTTTCAGTCGTTCAGCCGTACCCTTTGGCTCAGATCGATTTCGTATATGGAATCAGTACGCTCGTGACGACCAGTAACGTCCAAGGCTCGAACGCCACGGTCACAGCATCGGGCGGGCTCCTCAAGTGTACATCCAACGGGGCTTCGGGTGCTTCCTCATGTACTTTGACCGCCAAGAAGTTTGTCAAGTACCGGTCGGGTCAAGGTGCCATGACCCGCGTGACCGCCTCGTTCGCTCAACCGGCGACGGGAACCCAACAACTGTGTGGCTCGGGTTTTGCTCTTGCAAACACGACGACATTCATAGATTTTATAGGGTTCGGGTACGGAAACGCCGCGAGTCCTTCGACATTCAGTATCCTGTGGCGTAACGGAGCGACGGGTACGGACACTTGGATCCCGCAGTCTCAATGGAACAACGACACGCTCTTGGGTGGGACCAAGTCCGGTATGACTCTGAACCCACAAGTCCTGAACCAGTACCAGATTCAGTTTCAGAGTATCGGGGACATAAACCTGTACGTCGAAAACCCGGCGACCGGTCGATTCATCTTTGTTCACCAAATTCCAGCCGTAAATTACTCAGCCCAGCCAAACTTCCAGAACCCGACCATGCAAATCTCTTGGTACTCCAATAACGCCTCGAGTTCCAACACGATAACCTTGAACGGCGCGTCCGGTGGTCACTTTTTGGAAGGAATCAGGAACTTTTGCGGGCCCCGCGGGGCTCTCGCAAACTCACCGTCGGCTAATTTAGCTCTCAATACAGAGACTATGGTTTTGGCCATCAAGAACTCGACGTACTATGGAACAAACGCACCGAACGTCATACCGAACCGGAGTCAAATCCACTTGAGAGGTTTCTCAGTCACGGCGGCTGGTCGCGCAGGTGCTGGAACCAACCCGGACCCGTACTTTAGCCCGGCCCCAGCCAATGTTGTGTTCCGTCAGATCCGAAACCCGACAAACGGACCGGCACTCTGGACACCGTATAACGGAACGAATCAGAGCGGTTCGGACGGCTCGAACATCTACGGACAATCTACCGTGAGTTCAAACACGACCCCTTTAACGGGAATCACAGGAGGTGCAACCGGTTTCACGGTGACTGTTCCGTGCGGCGGTTCGACCTTTATCGATTTCGAACAGTTCGAGTCGGTCGCGTACCCGGGAGACGTTCTGTGTTTCACAGCGAACGTCAACTCGGCGTTCAACACATCAAACGTGGTGGTTTCGGCGGCACTCACGTGGAATGAGGACCTCTAGTCCAGTCCCGTAGGGACTGTCCGCCCTACCCAAAAATAGCCTCCATGATCGTCGATGCTTCACCCATATTGATTTTGATTTGCGCCCTTTCTGTCCGTGGGACCTGTTTCAAGTGTCCGCACATGGCCGCTTTGAGGTCACGATACATATCTGATTTCATAAAAGAATTCATCATACCCACGTGGTACGCCTCAGTGCGTACAAAGTCCCAGTGTCCCTTTCCTTGTTGAATTTCGATTTTGTATTTATGAAATTGAGGCCAATCGCGTTCCAACAAAGGTATGACCCTTTGCTGAAATACGATGGACCAAAAGTGCATGAGAAACACGCCCGGACTCGCCACATGAACCATCCCGCCCTCCTTGAACCACACCTCGTTCAGTTTCGTGTTTGGCCACACTGCAAACTTTGTTCGGTCCAAGATGTGCTTGAATATTCTCGAAGCGACGTGACAATACCTGATATTCGGGTCGAGACACTCGACGACTCCCGTGAGGTCCAAGTGTTCCATATCGGGTACAACACCTTTTGCAACTTTTTCAATTTTGTATGTACCAGAATCACACGGGTTCTTTCGTTTCTGATGAGACTTTAACTGTTCTTGAGCCTTCGATGTGTAGTCGTGGGTAAAGGTCTTCTGGCACTTCGGACAACTGATCGTCACCATCCTTGTCAGTGACCAAGAAAAAATTCCTCAAAGCTCCAGGTTGGCCTGGGTGTCCTGAAGAGTTTTGGAACTTGACCACTGGACCCAGCCTCGGGTCATCCATCTCGAGTTCCTGGGTATGCATGCGACACATACCGGTCACCATACAGGCCGACTGGTCACACCATGTGACTGAGCAACTCATTACTACTTCACACTGAGGAACCTTTTAAACTTCCTTCCAAAATTCCTAAGGGGGGGTTTTGAGGTTTGTAAAGTAAAAGTTGTTGTCATTTCCTAAAACCAAAAGGGAGTTTTCCTCTTTCGTTCTAGGAAATAGGGACGGGAGTTGGCGGTCGTGGGACCACAAACCTCCCCCTTAGGAATTTTGGAAGGAAGTCCAGTCGGCCGTAGGTCGACTGTCCGCCCCCTACCTCACAAAGTCCTCGAGACTCGATTTGACTTGTGGCTCACCCTCGAGCGTGACACCTGTCACATGGACGTCATCAGGGTCGTACCCCCACTTTTTCAAGAGCTCCCTTTTGGCCTCAATAAACCGCATGCCAGGGCGCGAGTACCGGCTATAGACCTGGACAAAAGGCGCACCGCTCTTTGGCCCAAGACCAGACTCGACTATGGCGTACGAGTCATAGTCCGTCTCAAGGACCGTATAGTTCGCAGGAGGGACAAAGGGGGCGGATGGAAACCGCAGAGAGCAAGAAATGATGCCTCTATTCGATGTCGTCTTCGGACACGTAACAATACCTTTGATTCCACTGACATGGCCGTCCAGGTGGCGACACCCCGTCTGGACATCCAGTTCGTCTCGGTCACTATTGTATTCGTACACGCCCCGTGTGTCCATACAGTCCGCTTGGCCAAACCCGGCAAACCCTTTCTTGATACTCATGGTCTCGTACCACGCTCCAGAGTATTTGAACGGGGAAAAATCTGCGGGCAGATTTTTCGCCGACATGTGTGCAGCCAGAAGAAGATACATCTATTTTTACTCTGGAATTAAAGTAGATGAGTTTCTCGCGTTCAGGGAACACTCCAATCATTCCGTTTCCAACAACAAACGGTGTTTTTTCAAATGCGAACGTTGTGTCGTATGCTTCATTTTTTAAAAGTTGATCTCATTCAGGTCAAATGCACCTAGAAGAGATTGACGGTCTTCTCCATATTTTGGATGAAAATTACGAAACCATACACCTGTTTGAGAGGGCGCGGGGCCCTGCGGACGGTCAAGAGACTGTCCTTTCCCGAGCCGCCTACAAACACATGTGTGGATGGGTCAAAATGCACTGGACACCCGAGACGGATCCGAATGAAATCTGGACACGTGCTGAACACTCGTGGGATGAACTCACACCCGAACAGCAGATGTATCTCTGGACTCTGAGTCATCAAGAAGAACAAAACGCTCAAGACTTGTGTACCGCGCTTCTGGCGCACCTATCGGAGTACAGAGGTCTTAAGAATGTGAAAAAGGCTTTTCAAAGTGCTATTCAATCTGTATTAGAACAATTCTCTTGAGTAAAAACAAATATGAGTCTTCCCCTGCACCCGGCGGTGCCTGCAAAGATCCATTTGCTCCAGAAGCGTCGTTTGGCGATTCGGCACGCTCAGTTCTTGTGTGCCCGCTATGAAAAGACCAAGGAGTGTACAATTGCTTGGGACTATGTTGATGATATCACACAAGCGATTCATAAGCTCGACGAGCGAGTCATCGAGTGTTCGGAGAGTCCGATTGACAATGACGCAATACACGTCGAGCGTATGTGAATTTACTTCTTCATCATCATCCACACGTAGTGCATCACCAGCACAAACACCAGGGCGTGGATCAGCACACCCACCTGGGTCGGCTTGCCCTGAGCGTCCTCGATGTATCCACCGACCAGAGGCAGCTTGCTGGTCAGGTCGTAGGTCATGGGGTTGGCAACCAGGAAAAAGACAATGAAGGCGGCGATCTTGGACATTTGGTATTATATATCGGGAAAAAATTTGACAGACTCTAATAGATGGGCTACAGTAACGTAGCCGGTGACTTGAACGTTTACGGGACGAGTACACTCAGTACACTTGTCGTCAACGGTTCAACGTATCATTACGGCCCAATAACAAGTACGAGTAATGCAGCCTTTTCAAATTTAGTCGCAAATACCTTGACTGTCACGGGCAACTTTATCATTACGGCTACAAATACACAAGCATCAAACTCTCTGAGTATCGTGAATCAGGGATCGGCAACTGCCCTGTATGTGAATCAGAACGAGTCTGTGGCTCATACACACAACGCACTCGAGATTTATGATCACACGACTCTTGCTATGGTTGTTGACCCGAACGGGAACGTGGCGATTCACCAAGCCCGTTCTGACGGGTACGCTTTGAGCGTTTCACAAGGCGCTTCCATAGACGTCCTGACCCTAGGAACTCCTCTGAGCATCTCTTCAGGTGGAACAGGAACGGCGACAGGGGCGACTCAAAACTACGTGTTTGCCGGCCCGTCTATTGGATCGCCTGGTGCCCCATCCTTCCGAGCCCTCGTAAATGGTGATTTACCTGTATATGTCTCAGTGTCCAACATATCAGCAAACGGTTCGGCCCTTTCATCTCTGTCAGGTTCAAATGTAACAGGAAATGTGGCCCAAGCAACATTGGCCCTCGTCGTGTCCCAGGCTACTCAGCCAAACATCACGAGTGTAGGTACGTTGACGGGTCTCAACGTCCAAGGGTTGCTCGTGGCCTCGAACGGTTCGGGAATTTCAAACATTAACGGTTCGAACGTCTCAACCGTTGGAACGGCTCAAAGCGTCACGGTCGCTGCTCAGGGAAACATCACGTCCGTGGGCACCTTGACAGGTCTCAACGTCCAGGGTTTGCTTATCGCCTCAAACGGGTCTGGAATTTCGAACGTGAACGGCTCGAACGTCTCAACCGTTCCCACGTCGCAATCTGTGATTGCTCCTGCACAAGGGAACATCACGAGTGTAGGTACCCTGACTGGTCTTAACGTCCAAGGATTGCTCGTCGCCTCAAACGGGTCTGGAATTTCAAATGTGAACGGCTCGAACGTCTCAACGGTCCCAACAGCTCAGAGCGTGACACTTGCGACCCAGACCAACATCACGAGTGTAGGTACCCTCACAGGTCTCAACGTTCAAGGTTTGCTGGTCGTTTCGAACGGGTCGGGAATTTCAAACGTGAACGGTTCGAACGTCTCAACCGTTGGAACGGCACAAAGCGTCACGGTCGCCGCACAAGGGAATATCACGTCCTTAGGTACTTTGACAGGTCTCACCGTTCAAGGATTGCTCGTCGCCTCAAACGGGTCTGGAATTTCGAACGTGAATGGCTCAAACGTCTCAACCGTTGGAACGGCTCAAAGCGTCACGGTCGCCGCACAAGGGAACATCACATCCGTAGGTACTTTGACAGGACTCAACGTTCAAGGATTGCTTATCGTCTCAAACGGGTCGGGAATTTCGAACGTGAACGGCTCAAACGTCTCGACCGTTCCTACGTCGCAATCTGTGATTGCTCCTGCTCAAGGAAACATCACATCCGTAGGCACCTTGACAGGTCTCAACGTTCAAGGTCTCCTTGTGGTTTCAAACGGGTCGGGAATTTCGAACGTGAACGGCTCAAACGTCTCAACGGTCGGAACGGCGCAGAGCGTCACGGTCGCTGCTCAAGGGAACATCACGTCCGTAGGTACTTTGACCGGACTCAACGTCCAAGGTCTCCTTGTGGTTTCAAACGGGTCGGGAATTTCGAACGTGAACGGTGCAAACGTTTCAACCGTCGGAACGGCGCAAAGCGTCACGGTCGCCGCACAAACAAACATTACGAGCGTGGGAACGCTCACGGGTCTCAACGTTCAAGGATTGCTTATCGTCTCAAACGGGTCTGGAATTTCAAACGTGAACGGCTCAAACGTCTCAACGGTCCCGACGGCACAAAGCGTCACGGTCGCTGCTCAGGGAAACATCACATCCGTAGGAACGCTCACGGGTCTCAACGTTCAAGGATTGCTCATCGTCTCAAACGGTTCGGGAATTTCAAACGTGAACGGTGCAAACGTCTCAACGGTCCCGACAGCGCAAAGCGTCACGGTCGCCGCACAAGGGAATATCACGTCCGTAGGTATTTTGACGGGTCTCAACGTTCAAGGATTGCTCATCGCCTCGAACGGTTCGGGAATTTCGAACGTGAACGGTTCAAACGTTTCAACCGTTGGAACGGCGCAGAGCGTGACAGTCGCTGCACAAACAAACATTACGAGCGTGGGAACGCTCACAGGTCTCTACTCTACTGGGAACATAAGTACGACAGCGTTCTTTTCGGGAGCAGGGAATGCGCTCTCGAACGTCCAGGGATCTTCAATCACATCTGCCGTCCCCATAGGGTCCGGAGGGACGAACCAGACGAGTTACGGGACGACGGGTGGTATCATTTATTATGACGGGACGCGGTTCCAGGCGGCAACGGGCATCACGGCCAGTACGGCCTCAACGCTCAATGTCACGACAGCCAATATCACAACTTTACAGACGAGCTCGTTCATTCCGGCAGCGTCTGGTCTTTTCATGAATTTGACGGCAACCTACACTCTCAATTCTACATCAAATTGGTTAGGAAACATTGTGGGCACAGTTACCTCGAACTTGTATACGCTCTTTGCTCCCCTTCCAGGAACGTCAGGGTGGAATGCGTATGGGTCGAGTGCTCTCGTGAATGCTCCAACGGTCAATGGAGGTATCAAGTTCAATCAACCTGGTCCATACATGGTGACGGCTGTTATTTCAGCAGATTCAGGTATCAAAACGATTGCACTATCAAGTAATCTTGGAAACACCGTGGATATACACTCGAACGTCACGAACGTTTGGCAATACTGTTACCGGTTCCCTTTTGGAGACGTGAATCCCTGGCCGGTGACCATTCCCGTGAACGTCACGAACACGTCGCAGTATTATTACATAGACTATGAAACGAATAATCAGACGGATAACATTCACCAGACGGCCTATACGAACGCAGCTTCACAAGCATATACAGGTTCGTATGTCATTATCAGGCCGGTTTGAGGTGAGTGAAACAAATGTTTCACTCTAATAGATGTCAGCAACGACCCAATTTTACAGAAATTTGGTCGGGGTTGGAAATGTTGGAGTCGGTACGACACTTGCACCCGGATCGAATATCCAAGTGTCTGGCAACGTGTATGCGTCGAACGCTGTTCAGACGACCAACGTGGTCTCCTCTGGGAACGTTAATACTATAGGATTTCTTATAAACGGAGTAGCGGGAACTGCCGGTCAAGTTATTCAATCGACTGGTACGGGTGGTACCATACAATGGACAACTGCAGTTGGACCTCCCGGTGCTACAGGGCCTACGGGCGCTACTGGACCTACGGGTGCTACAGGACCTACGGGTGCTACTGGACCCACGGGGGCTACAGGGCCTACGGGCGCTACGGGACCTACGGGACCACCGGGGACTGCGGGCGCTACGGGACCTACGGGACCACCGGGGACTGCGGGCGCTACGGGACCTACGGGACCACCGGGGACTGCGGGCGCTACGGGACCTACGGGACCACCGGGGACTGCTGGAGGTCCAGGTCCTACAGGCCCTCCAGGAACTGCTGGAGGTCCCGGACCTACGGGCCCTCCAGGTCCTACAGGCCCTCCAGGTGGAACTGCGGGTACTATCACAAGCTCAACCGCGACTTATGTAGCTTATTATACTGCGGCGACAACAGTCAACGGAACTTCTGGTCTCTCATTTAACTCAACAACAAATACTCTTACGGCATCTGGAGATATTGTCGCCTATTCGGATTCCAGAGTCAAGACTGATTTGAAAAAGATCGGAGGAGCGCTCGATAAGCTTTCAAAGATTAATGGATACACGTTTAACCGAACAGATATGGAGGATACTAAAAGACACGCCGGTGTCATTGCACAGGAAGTCATAGAGGTCTTACCTGAAGTTGTATATGAACAAGACGATAAGTTGTCGGTCGCATACGGAAACATTACAGCTCTCTTGATAGAGGCTCTTAAAGAGCTTGAAGTGCGTGTTTCTCACCTTGAGAACAAATAGGTCATATAATAATGGACCAAATCTATGAAATTGAAAACTTTCTAGATGAAAAGACGTGCCGTGAAATTGTCGAGTGGTTCAAAACTCAGAAAAAGACATCAGAAACACACTTGAGTTATTTTAACAATAGGACGATAAGTTATGCAAATATAACAAACAGTTCGATAAAAAAGAAGGTGAGTGCGTTTCGGTTCAACGCAACGGATTTTGCTCGAAACACGTACAATAAAGTACTGTACCCGGACTATACAGATCTCGTGTATTGGCCAAACGGCATCTCCATGAGTGTTCATGCAGATAACGTATGGGAAAATGGTGACCCAAACTACGTTTCATATAGAGTATGTTCAGGAGTTGCCTACTTGAATGACGACTATGAAGGGGGGCATACATTCTTTCCAGAACTTGGTGTGAAAATAGAACCAAAAGTTGGAAAGTTGGTTCTATTTCCATCGAATATTGGTTACAAGCATGGAGTAACGACGGTCGTTGGTGAACGTTATACGTTACCTATATGGTTTACAGAAGACCCCGAACACATAGAAACTTAGATGAACGCGGGTCCATCTACCCATAGAACGAGCGTCTTTCGCGTTCCTTTTGTTACCGGAGTTACTCTGTGAGATATCCAACTTGGAAAAATGATAAAAGACCCTTTGGACTTGTCAGCTACAGAAATTCCTCCATTTTGTATCTGAAGTTCCCCGCCCTCATATTCACTCGGGTCAGAGAGTTGAATAACAGCGCTTATTTTGCGTTTGTGATTCTTCATTGCATCAATGTGCCAATCATAGTATCCCTGATCGTCGCCGGTATACACACTGTACTGAATGCTATCTTGTATTCCCGTTAGGTTGAATTTGTAATATTTTTCGTTTCCTTTCCCTATAGCGTCAAGTACTTTTGTATAAATATCAGCAAACTCATCAGTTTTTGGGAGCCAGAATATCTTCGTTCGACGTGTCGAATGATTTACTTGTCTGTCTGTTCCAATCGTGGCATCTTGAAGAGCAACACCCTCTAGACGTTTCTGAATACTATCAATCTCGGCGTCAGAGAGGGCAGGAAGGTAATGAGGGTGAAACTGGTCAAACTCTCCATCAATTTGAATGCTCTGAAAATACTCTTCATACTTTTCTGCTACAGCGTCATATGAAAACTTTTTGAGTGCCCAGGTTCTACAGACCTCTGGGTCAATTTTGTGGATGTTTTGAGCAGCCTTGACCATCTGATCTAAAGTTCTACACCGAAACCCAGTTATTCCGTGAAGCACATACTCTGTGAAAATACCCCAGTCAGACGAAATGACAGGGGTCCCACATAAGAGCGCCTCGGCGTGGACGTGACACCCAGGCTCAACGAATTTTGAAAAACAAATGACAGCCTTTGCTTTTGACATGAGTTTCTTTTTCTGGTCGAGGTCTATGTATCCGATAACTTCTACGTGAGGTGGTGGAGGCCAAAGATTCACTTCCTTGAGTCCTTCTTCAGCGTTTTGACCGGCTACTATAAGCTTTGCACCAATCCGCCGAGTTGTCTCAATTGCATAATCAACACCTTTTGCCGTTCCTATTCTTCCAACAAAAAGGAAGTAATCGTCCTTGGTTTTCGAGTACTCGAGCTCATCTGGGTCATAGTAGTTTGGTATGACAGTGTCTCTTTCCCACTCTCGGGGATCTACAAAACAATGAGCAACCTTTTCCAACGTCAAGTATGAGTGGTACACGGCATACGATTCCCACACCTTGTATGGAGCAAAATGTCCTCTTGGGTAGCCTATACCTGGTTCGACAACGGTCATATCCTTGTGGACGTCACATATCGCCTTGTGTCCCGACCCCCAGAAGGGGAGTAAAAAGTCACCTCGCCTCTTGCGCTTTTGAATCTCTTGTATAGCCTTTTCGTTGTAAGTCGTGTAGACCTCGTCGTTTTCGTCCCACTTGAACAAATTCTTTTTAAAATCATGGTCTCCGTAGACCTTTTGAAACACGTCTCGGGACACTACAGAGACGTGTTCGCTACACGTCACCTCAGAATCCTCGTGACCGTAATGAATAACCACGTGTCCTCTCCGAGACATCATCTCACAAAACCTTCGTACCTTTTGAGTAAAAGCGTTTGCACAGTACTCTTTCGAAGTTATAGTATGTTGAGGACCTAAGACATGGAACCTCATCTTATATCATTTTGGCCATTCTTTTTAAATAATAATGTAACGGTTTAGTAGATATGCCCACTATCACCAACTACGGTGATCTTGTAACCACGGGAAACACGACGAGTCGGGGTACAGGCTCTTCGACCTTTGCAGGGAGCGTTGGAGCCGTTGTGTACCAGGTGGCAGGTACGACGGTTATCGACGCGTCCCGCAACTTAACAAACATAGGAACTGTAGGTTCTGGAGCAATCACGTCCTCCTCGTCAGTTTCAGGAACGACCCTGACCGCTTCAACGGGGTTTAACGCCTCGGGAACCGGTGTGTACCAAGTGGCAGGTACGACGGTTATCGACGCGTCCCGCAACTTAACAAACATAGGAACTGTGGGTTCTGGAGCGATTACGTCCTCTTCGACAGTTTCAGGAACGACCCTGACCGCTTCAGCAGCTCATGACACGTCCGGATCTGGAGTTTACAAAGTGGCAGGTACAACAGTTGTCGACGCGTCCCGTAACTTAACAAACATAGGAGCCGTTTCTGCTTCTTCTATGTCTCTTAGTACAGCTCTATCAATTGCAAACGGAGGAACAGGTGCGACGACTGCTCAAACAGCAATCAACGCTCTGGTAGGAGGAACGGCAACGAGTGGGTATTATTTACGGGGAAACGGAACAAACGTTGTTATGGCAGGAATATCGGCGGGTGACGTACCAACTTTGAATCAGAACACCACAGGTTCTGCAGCATCTTTGAGTGCAACATTAGCGATAACAAGTGGTGGAACAGGTGCGACGACTGCACAGGCAGCTATAAACGCTTTGGCGGGAGCAACGACGAACCGCAACTTTCTTCGTGGCGACGGAACAAACGTTTCCATGAGTACAATCCAGGCGGCCGATGTTCCAACCTTGAATCAGAACACCACGGGCTCCGCAGGATCTTTGAATACAACGTTCACCGCTGGGTACGTTCTCTATGGACAAGCCTCCGGAATTCCGGCAGCAACGAGTGGACTTTCATTTGATTCCGTAGCGAATACGCTCACAGCTTCTGGAGATATTATTGCATATTCAGACCGAAATATAAAGACGGATATAGAACCAATTCTTGACGCCCTTTCAAAGGTTTCGAGGATTGGTGGATATACGTTTACTAGAACTGATATTCAATCTGGGCGCCGAACTGGTGTCATTGCACAAGAGGTTTTGGAGGTTCTCCCTGAAGCTGTCCATGAAACTGAAAATGGAACTTTGTCTGTCGCTTATGGAAACATGGTTGGTTTGTTAATAGAAGCAATTAAGGAACTTCGGGGGGAGGTCCTCGAGTTGAAGAAACGTTTGACAGTCTAGGTCAAACAAAAGCCGGGCCATCTATCCATAAAACAAGAGACCGTCGCGTCCCTTTGGTAACGGGTGTTACTCGGTGTAAAAGATAACTCGGGAATAATATAACTGTACCCTTGTCCTTTTCGGCGACCATTATACTTCCATTATTAATCTGAAGTTCCCCTCCTTCATATTCAGACGGATCACTAAGCTGAACTACTAGACTAAGCTTGCGCCGAGCCTTCCCGGGTCCCATGTCCATGTGCCAATCATAATGCCCCTGATCATTTTCCGAATACATCGTGTATTGAATCTGTTCAACGAGCTCGTTAAGTTTAAACTGATAAAAGTCTTTGTTACAATTTCCAATGAGTTCGAAAAGAGTTCTATAAATCTCGTGAAACTCCTCGGTTTTTGGTAGCCAAAAAATTTTTGAGCGACGCTTGTCTTTATGAATAATTCCCTCACCCACGCCAGCGTCTATTAGTTCTTTTGTGTCGAGTTTGGCTCGAAGGGAATCAATAGTCTCATAAGATATGCACTTGATATACTTGTAGTAATCACTATGGTTTGGGTAAGGGTCCATGTTAAACACGTATCTGAAAATATTAGTAGATTTTTCATTTTTTAGATCGTATGCATGTTCCTTATATGGTCCGTCCGCATCCACATAGTGAAGAAATACCTGGACATATTCGTCTCCTTTAAATTCTTTTCGGTAGTGCTCAATTTCACACCCTTTGTATAGAACAGCATCTCCCGGTCTCTGTATAATACCCTTCCCCCCCATATATATTGTCCACGGTTGAGACTGACTTAAATTAAGGGTAATAGAGTATTCGCATGATGGCCTATCCTTGTGCCTCTTAAGATCAGCTTCTTTGAAGTATACTCTACAGTATGCATAAGAAGGTAAAAGACGTTTACCTGAGAGTTCAGAAACCTTTTCGGTCATACGACCAAGAAGAACGTTACATACGGGGAGACAGTAATATGATCTGCTCTTTGGAACTTGTTCGTCTCCTTCAGCCATCGGAGATTTTTTAATTATTTCAGCAATTTCTAGAGCTTCTGAAGAATCTAAAAAGTTCTTCACAACTCGGTAAAGTCCTCTCATTTCTATTCTTATGTAACATTAAATGAGTAACAGTTCATACGCAGTTCCATCATCATCTGTACCTTTAAAAGGTATAGGTCAGTACTTGAAACAGGGTCCGGTCAGTCCGACCGGTCCGACCGGTCCTTATCCTCTCAATAACACTCGTCAAGGTCAGCAAGTCATGTACATTCGTAGCGATGCAAATCCATCGACACAGGGTCAAACAAGAGCTATGAGTTCAATAGCTGGAAAGAGTCTTTATTATTGGCAGGGTCAGTACACTGGACTCTCCGTGACGATACCGACTGGGTCAAGTGTAAATTTTGGTACGAGTCAAATTATAGGTGCGGGAGGAGCTGGCGCCCCTGCTGGCGCCCCTGCTGGAGTTGGCGGAGTCGCTCTTACCGTGACAACCCCTGGTACGGTTTATTTCTCCGGTCAATGTAATATTACAGGAGGTGGAGGAGGAGGAGGATCTGGTGGTCCAAGAGGCGCGGGGGGTAGAGCCGCCGC